AATGCGATGTTCATCGGTTGACCCTCCTGAGGTAGTCGATCCACATATGAACGCGCTGTGGATAGCGCTCAAAGAATCCGATGGCTCGGTTGCAGGGTGAGCAGAGCAGCGCCCTGACACACTTGCCGCACGAGATCGGCACGCCCTTTGTCCTGCCGGTACTGAGTGTCTCGTAGGTGCAGCAGCGCGGATCGTGATCCACCGTCACCGCCCTAGTCTCGCCAAAGCGGAGTGGCTCCTTACACGCTCCACATCGATCAGCCTGTGCCAGCCGTAAGGCCGTGTACTGCTCCATCGTCATCCGATGGTTGTAGAGCGTGTACCGCAACACCCTCACAGCTCGTTGGTCCTCAGTCTCTTTCTCCCTCCAGGCTCTCGTTGCCAGAGCGCGCTTGCTCGGCTGCTCTTGCTTACGCATTCTTCTTCAGTCCAAGAATCTCGTTGAGTGGCGTGAGCCTTCCAGAGCCAGAGCGTTTAGGGGATATAGGGGTTCTATTCTTTTCTCCTTCTCCTTCTCTTTCTCTGTCCGTTGACCTACCCCTGTTTTGATCTCGCCACTTTTGTCCACGAGAGGTCGAGGTGGGGTCGACTTGATAGCGAGAGTAGTTCGACACGGCGATGACTCCGTCTCCAGATTCTGTCAGGAGACCACTTTTCAACAGGCCGTCCACACCCCTAAAGAGGCGTGCGCCGATGACGGTCTTGAGGTGCTGTCGGTTCTTGAACACTCCGCCGGAGCGGAGCAGCTTCACCTCACCGATGATCGTGATGAACGCGCGGAACTGCGTGTCAGTCAGCGCCGAGATCTCTGCGTCTCGGTGTGCATTTGCTACCCACTTGAACCAAACCATTCGTCCTCCGCTCTGTGTTAGTGGCTGGGAGAGGTGGAGGTCACCAGTCTCTCCCAGCCGTAGATGATGCCGTTGACTAGAACGGCAGTTCCTCAAGCGCTGTCTCCAGCTCAGGGTTGCCATCGTGCAGCCCCTTCGCCTTGGCGGCAAGCATTGCCTCACCCTCATCGCGCACCTGGGCGTTGACCCACGCGATGCTCGGCTTCCTCTTGCAGAACTCGCCGTTCGACTTGCCAGAGCAGGCGTAGAAGGCGCTGTACTCCTTGCCAGCCTTGCTGACACCGGCAGGCTTATGCGACCAAGCCGTGCGGTGGTCTGGGCATTCGCCCTCTGCGAACAGCATTGCTGCTGCTACGGCCACATCGCTCGTAGAAACCGACGGCTGAGATACCCTCACAGAATCAACGGAGAGGGGTCTAGGAGCCACGGAGAGGCTCGCGCCTGAGCCTGACGCATAAAGAGACCGCCCCACGCCAAGGAGAGCCGCGCAGCGGCGAAGAGCGTCGCTTGATGCCTCCTTCAGAGGCTCGTCGCTTTGACCACCGTTGGGGTAGCCGTAATCTTCCTTGGTCGAAGCAACGCCATCCACTCGGATGGTCAGCGTTCCCTTGATCGCCTTTGCGGTGCTGTCGACCACGACGCTCTCAAAGTTCCACCCAGTGATGCCCAAGACATCGTCTAGGCGCTGAGCTACGGCTCGTGCATCTGCGTAGGTAAAGGTCATTCCGCCGCGCCCTGGGCGCTGCTTCAGATCTGTGCCGGTGAACGGTGCGGCCAGTGCCGCTGCGATTTGCTTAGTCATTCTCTGATCCTCCAATGGTCTCTACAGGTAGCAACTGCTCGGCTACCAGATTCAATGAACTCGCCTTTGCAATATGTCCGCTCTCGAATACGGTTCCCTCCTTCACTTCATATGCCAGATAGAGATACTGGCTCTTATCCATCACTCCGAGCAGCCACGCACGCTGGTACTTATCCGCGTGGGGTGGCCCATTGCGGTCCTCTCCAGGCGCGAGCTGCAAGTGAACGAAGGCGTAGTAGTCCACCGCTTGGTGGTCTCGGATGTAGTCAAAGACGCTGACCTCAACATCGTTGGCTGCCGGTCGGCTCCACCCCTTGGTCTTCACATCAACCTTGAGACCGCAGACCACATAGTCGTGCGTGGTGAGGTCCACTGGGATGAACGGCATCTTGCGCTCGCTGAGTACCGCCTCAAACACGGCCTGACCTAGCACGCCAGTCCAAGTCGTGTTGCCGTCCGCCTTCTCCTTTCGGAAGCGCAGCGCGGTGCTGGACTGCGCCTGCTTGAACATCTCTTCAGCCCTGACCTTGATCGCGGTGGTGAGTTCTACTTCGATCACGCTTGGTCCTCCTTCCCAAAGACGCGGAATACTCGCGCCCCTGGCTTCTCTGAGGTGAAGCGTGTGACTGCCTCACCGTAGGTGTCTGGAGCAACCGTTCGCAGGACATCCGCGATGCTCTCCCAGTCCACCTTGACGCTGCTCTTGTTGGTCTTCCAGGTGGCAAGCCAACCCTGACCCTTGACTCCTTCGCCATCGGCAATGGCTTCCTTGATGGCGATTGCCATCTCCTTCAGCGCGGCATCGGCAGCCTCTGCCTCCGCCTTCGCTTCGATGTAGAGGCGTGCGATGTGATCCAGCTGCGGATCAGCCACGGCGTAGGTGTTGTTGCTCTGCGGCTTGACTTCAGCGAGCGTGTCGCTGTCGTTGCCGGTCAGAGGTGGCGGAGTCTTGGACTGCACCAACTCGCGGAACAGGACGGCCTTGTCAAACAGTTGCGTCTGGTAGACAGGGTCAGCCTCCACGCGCTCAATGCGGAATACTAAGCCAGAGAGCAGCACGGCGACATCGCAGTACGACGCGCCTGTGATGAACATCTGCCACTGCACCTGGTCGACATACTCAGGTGGCACTGGGTACAACTGCCAGCGGTTGCTCGTTGAGGTCTTGATCTCTACGAGACCGTCGGTGTCGCCCACGATGGTGCGATCCAACGAAGCCATCGCCCAAGGGTGTTCCTTCAGGCGCACGATGCCGTTGCTCTTCCGCAGCTTCTTGCCAGTCTCGGCGGTGTAGTAGTCGGCGACTGCCTGCTCTAGCAGTTGACCGCGCTGTGCGGCCGCTCCGACTTCCTGCTCACCGACCTGACCAGTCAACTCTGCCCAGAGGCGATACGCGGTCTTGTACGGCGACGAGCCGTTGATGGCGGTGATACCGGTGGCGGTGATGCCGCCCTTCCGCATCTCGAACCACTCTGGACTCCGCTGCGGTGCGGATACAAACTCAAAGCGCTTGCTCACTTGACCTCCTGTGTCTTCTTCAACGCCTTCACTGCGGCGCGCAGCTTGACCTGTGCATCTGCCAGGCGCTTCTTGTCGCCTGACTCGTAGATCTCTACGACCTTCTGCCAATGGCTGACCTTGCAGTCAGGGCAGAGGCGCTCAATCAGTTGTGGCTTGACCTCTGTTGCCATCTGCCTCCAGCAGATCGTGCATTTCCACTTGGTCACTGCGTGCGTCCGAATACCGGCTGGCTCTTAGCGATCTGAATCAACAGCGCCCAACACACGCCGCAGATCTGGTCGCGCTTCTGCGTCGACTTGGTCTTGACTGGACCCTTGCAGTAGGCGCACCTCATCGGATCACCAACTGGAATACCAACACGGCCAGTACCCAGAACGCCATCAAGGCGACGGTGAAGCTGAAGCGCTCACGGTTGTGAGCCTGTCGCTCTAGGCGCTCAAACTCGCTTGCAAAGTGCGGACGGACGACCATCTTCGGTGTGGTCTTTCGGTTGACTTTCATAGCGAACCGCCAACGATCAACACGAAGATGATCGATGCGACAAAGAACACATAGCCTGCCATCTCAGCGAAGCTCGGCATCTCGGTGTATTCACGCAGACCTGCAAAGTCCGACTTGGGTCGGTTGCGATTGTCCGGTGTGCGCGGATCGTAGTACCGCGTTCCCTTGCCGCCAACGACGCGGCTGAATGTCTGTGGCTTGCGATCCATAGAGACCTCCTGTACCAGCAGAGCCGAATGGCTCATTCCTCACTGGCAGGAGCAGCATACGCTCAACGGCAAGCAGCCGTCAACCCCTAAAGCACAAGAAGTGGTGTGAATATCTTTGATGCAGGGTGGATACTCCCCTGGGTGGAGGAGGAGCCACCCAGGGGAAGCCGCCTAGGACGGCTGCGACAAGTCCTCTAGAGCGAAGGCGATGAGGAGCCTCAGGCAGATGCCACACAGGAGCACCTGCTCAGACTCCACCTCCCAGACCCTGCTCTGTAGCTCGCAGACCGAGCAAGTGCCGTAGGGGCGCTTGACTCGGACTGGCACGGCTTAGTTGCGCTTGAGGCCGTATGCCCCATTGTCACGATCTAGGGCCTTCACGACGATGCCCAACCCAGAGGCGAGACCGGCGGAGACGATGGTGCGGAAGTCGCCACCCTGGATGTCCAAGAGTGGGATGCCAAGACCCAGCGCCACCGAGATGCTAACCGTGAGGAAGGTGCGGACAAAGTCCAGCGCGATCTCATCGATCTGCGTGTTCGCGGCGATGTATGCGAGTGATGCCCAAATGCGCTTCATACCCTTTTCCTTTCTAGTAGCAGCGGCTGCTGCATTGATGACGGCGAGACCGTCTGCGGCGATCGCGCCCCAGTCAGCCTTGCCGATCTGATCCAACTGCGCCTGTACAGCGTCAGGTGTCTTAGTACCCTTTGCCACCTTTCGTGGCTCTGCGTGGCTCCTAGGTGCCTGTACGGCGACTTTGGGAGCAGGTGCTGGCGTAGGTGCCGCAGGCACGACCACAGGCGCTGCGGCTGGCGCAGGCGCGGCGACCTTGCCTGGGTGCGTGACGATGAGCAGGCACTTGTAGTCGACTGCCACCTTCTTCGCCTTGACCTTGCTGTTGGCGATCTGGCGCAGCTGCGCCTCCGTTACCGGCACGCCGTACCTCTCAGCGGCGACCTTCTCGTCGCGTGTCGGACACGCCCACTGCCAACCGTCAACAGGGTCATAGCCTGCGCTCGTCATATGGCCGTAGCCGTCGGTGATCTTCTTAGGGTCGGTCTTCGTCCAGTAGCGCTTCCAACCGTCGTGCCACTTGCTGATTGGTACGCCTGCTGGGTAGCCGATAGGCTGCTGCACCCAGACCATCAACGCAGCACCAGCCTTGGCAGCGGCGACTGCGTCTTCCCACGACTTCGCATAGCGAGCCTTGCCACCGAGTACGGCGACCGTCTGCGCGGCTTCCTTCAGTGAGCCACCGGCATCGCTGATCCCCTGCTTGTCCTTGCGCCCTGTCGCCTTCTCGAATGCGGCGACTCCCTGAGCAGCGGTGTAGTCCACGGTGTAGCCAGAAGCCCACGAGACTGCGGCCGCGCAGGATGACCAGGTGCAGTCATCTAGGATCTGCTTCGCGCCTTTGAGTTGCGCCTCTGCGTCGGCGTAGAGCTGCGACTTGACCTTGTACTTCACGCTGCGTTCTCCTTCTTGATCAGCACGGCGATTGCTCGACCGGCTGCGTCAAAGTCCAGAGCGGCGCTGACAGGGAATCCCTCTGTGCAGCCCTCTGAGTAGTCGTTGCCATCTTCGCCCTGCTTCCAGAGCGTGCCGCCAAAGGCGCTGTTCTCGGTGTTCAGTACGAGAGCCACCCACTCACCTGGCGCGGTATTGATGCGCGTCCAACCCTGCTCGTGGATCTGCTCGATGTGATCTGCTGCGCTCATTATTCCTCCATCCACCGAAGTGGTCCTGTGACAAGCCAGATGATTGTCAGCCCACCGAACAGCGTCGCCATTGTGGACTGCGTGTCGCCCTCTGGCAGAACAACGACAGCAAAGAGCAAGCCTAGGATCGTCCAGGCTCCGCCTACTAGGTCAACGATAATCCGCTTGATCACTTGCTTGCCTTTCTCGCTGCGCTTGCAGCTGCTGCACTGGCGGTTGATGCTGCGGCGACGGCCGCACTGGCTACCTGACCGACGATGATGGCGATGGCGACCGGTGCAGCCTTCTCTTTCTCGACCGGAGAGAGATCCTTGCCGAGATTGGCGATGGCTTCCACAGCCTGCGTGACGGTCTCCGCTACTGCGGCTGCCGCCTCTCCGACTGCTTCGCTCACTGCGGCGATTGTCTCACCGACGACCGCTGCTGCTTCTTCCGCAATGTTATCTGGTGACGGTGTAGGCGAAGGCGTTGGCTCCACGGTTGGCTCAGGTGTCGGT